TACCAACGTTAATGTAAGAGCATTTTTTAGTTATGTAATAATCACAAACTGCCTTAGAACCTACATCAATGTGTATTTCTTTTTTACCACCAAAATTTGATATGTCTCTTGCGTATGCTTTTTGTCTGTCTTTTAACTTTGTAATATCACCCACAAGTAACTTTTTTTTGCCTGTGATATCATTTTGTAGAATTGGTTCACTTTTTCTCCACTCAATCCCGGCTAGGCCAGATGTATTCATTTCTCGTAACAAATTTGCATTCTTTGCAATTGACACCAACATTTCTTTTTCAACTTCACCCGCATACTCTCCATAATCCCATTTACCTTTGTAGTATTTCATAACTAAAGAACCTGCGGCAGTTGGAGAATTTTTTAATTCGCAACCCGTTGTCGTTTTACCTTTGGCTTTGATTGTTAAATCGGGTTTGTCGTGAGATGCTCCGGCGGTTCCACCTGTAGATATACCATACTTGTTCAAAGCATCATAAGCATTTTCTTCATATAAAAATCCTTCTTGTTTTACTTCTTTTACTTCTTTTAGCTTAGTTGTTTTAGTTATTCTGGGTGAAGTTGCCATGATTAATTCTCCAGTTTATTGGAGTATTTATACTTTAAAGCCTCCGAACTTATTTTTCATTCCAGACTGACGTTCCCGATCACCAAATGTGTTCAGAGGCTTATCGTCAACTTGACCCGCATCAATTAAATCATCTTGTGCTGCTTGTTCAACATCATACAGTTTCATTTTAGCCCTGTCAATACCCACGACAAACCGCTTGAAATAGTTGGGATCATTGTAACGATTCTTTAGTTGCTTAATTAATATCTGATTCAATTGTTGCAACTCTTCGGTACTTATCAAAGCAAACATAAAGTCGGCTGTGGCTGGCAGACCGAATGACTCAGAGGTGTCTTCTAAGCCGGGATCCGAACTTGTGAAGCCGCTTCTAGTGGTCTGTGTGGCTGAGACTATGGGAACATCAAACTCAACCGCTAGACCCCTCAATTCTTCTGCAATAGCCTTAACATAAGAATAACTATTTACGTTAGCACCAGGCTTGATTCTGGCACTTGCACAAATGTTAAGATAGTCGATAAAGATGATGTCAGGTTTGAAACTTTTCTTGAGTTGCAATTCATTTAACAAAGCACGGAAGTGCAATGCTGATGCTGCTGCGGTTGGGTACTCTTTGATGATGAGTTTACCATGTGTGTTGACTTTCAGTGCAGAGAACTTTCGATCATAGTCTTGCTTCGAAATTGAATTCAAGTCTGCAATGTCGATGTTCAATAGATTGGCATCAATACGTTCAGCAATTCTTTCTTCAGCCATTTCCATTGTGATGTACAAAACATTCAGACCTTGTGACAAACATGAACCCGCAACGTGACACATGAACAATGACTTACCAACACCAGTGCCGGCAAGTGCAATGTTCAGAGTTTTCTTCGGTAGACCGCCTTTGGTAATTTTATTGAGCAAGTCAATATCAAATGGTATCTTTGTTTCATGTCGATGATAGAACTCAAATCGATTATCAGAATCATCGATATAATCATGACCGACCGATCTATCAAATGATACACCAAGTGCATCACTCAATAGTTTAGGTATTGCACCTTTGTCTTCTTTGTTGTTTTTGTCATCAAGAATGCCGACAGATTTCATGATAGCATTGTAAATTGCTTTGTCTTGACAAAATTTTTCAGTTTGCTTGACAAGCCAATCTACATCCGTAGGATCATTTTTGTCTGCGTTGATTTCACGAATCATTTCAACTGCTTTTCTAACTTGCTCTTCAGTCAGTTTACGTGATTCGGTGAAGTTGATGATGAGTGATTCGTAGGTAGGAAGATGCTTAAATTGATTGATGTGTTCGTTAATTTCATCAAACAGATTTTTTTCTGTTGAGTCTGTGAAGTATTCGTTCTTTAGAAAAGGAATAATTTTTCTTGCATAATCCTCATTAAATATCAAATTCTTCAGAATCGTAGTTTCCAATCTTTTCATTTGCGCTTTCTTGATTCATAAGTATATCTGTTAATACATCACCAATAAAGGTGTGAAACTTTTCATCTTGTGTCAAATCATCTATTGGTATTCTAGGTGATGATACAATTGTATAACTGAAAATCATTCTTGCAAGGTCACCTTCTTCGGAAAGTCTAACTTTGCCGTAGTGATACAAAACACCAGCATATTCACCAGTTTGAATGCCTATGCCAGTTTTTGTACCATCATCAGAATCAATCAAAACATAATCAACGTTATGTTGCGGCTTCATCTTCTTCTTCCAAAACGGCATCTTCTCCAAGAATGCTGCTATAAGTGATTTCATATTTCTTCCTCACAAATTCTTTGAAACGCTCATCAGCAAGAATATCTTTCCAGAATTCTTCATTTTGAGTATCAGCAAAACGTTTCTTATCAAGAACTTCACCTGTTTCCTGATCTACTTTGGCATACCAACCGTTACTTGGTTTGGATACAAAATTACCTTCGAGTGCAATATCAAGTAGACCAGACCACTTATTAATGCCACCATCAAAAGATACAGTAACAGGTATTTTGGATTTTTCACGGACATATCTACTTTTCTCTACATTGATGATGAAGTTATAACCGACGACCTCTGTACCATCTTTGTCTTGTTGACGACCAAGAATCCAGATTGTGTCTGCTGAATAATAAGAACCTGTGCCACCACCAACAATATCCTTCGGGAACATACCAATCTCTTTGTATGTGTGATTCACTACAACCATTGGAATGTCTTTGATTGTCAAATGTGGCGTGACCATACGAAACAACGACTTCATTTGTTTTGCACGACTCATATCAGCAACAGACTTGCCTTCGATTGAATCTTCAACTTCTTTCTTTGATGCCAAATTACCGATTGAATCAAGCACAATAATCACTTTATCATCTTTATCGATATTCTGCAACTGATTCATGATATCATGTTTCAATTGTTCAACATCAGTAATTGGTGTGTGAAGAACACGTTCGGTATCAATACCAAATGCATCAAAGTACGATTGTGGTGTACCGAACTCTGAATCGTAGAACAAAACAACAGCATCTTGATACTTCTTCATGTATGATTTTGCCATGAGTAAAGCAAATGCTGTTTTGAAGTGCTTTGATGGACCAGCAAACATCGTTAGACCTGGTGTCAAACCACCATCTAAATTGCCTGATAGTGCCACGTTGATGATAGGCACATCAGTTTGAATCATGTCTTTATCTGTAAAGAACTTCGATTTGGAAAGTACCGACGTTTCTTTGATTGTCGATGCCTTCTTTAGTTTATCAAGTACGCTCATTCATATCTCCAATATCTGCAATTTTGTCTTTTGGTATTACCGTGTGCTTATCATCCACAAAGAATGATTCTAACGTGCGTGACGGTGTGCTGTCAAGTTTTTTCTTCTTTACTACCTTTTTGATCGGTTCAATCTCACCTTTATCTTCTCTAATTCTGCGGTATGTTTGATTTGCTGCAATCAACAACAATACTGCCAAAGGATCAAATACAATAATGATGATGAAGATGACCAATCGAACTGCTTTATCAATTAAGTCACGATCTTGTGTGCCATAAACTACTTCAGCAACATATTTTATAGGCCCCAAATCTGATTCAGCCTTGCGAACTTCCAACGATAAAGGGAGTTTCTCTTCCGTAAGTAGTTGTATCTCTTTTTGTAGCCTCTTAGTCTCAGCAATGATTCTCTCACGGTCTTTCTGTTGGGCTTTGCGGATCTGATTCGCCCGTTCGGCACCCTTTTCGTCTTTCGAGCGGCCCATAATTTGATCGACAGCCTCATCATACTGACTAAGGTTCTTGTTGTTCCTCTCAATCTGCGATTGAATAACTTTGATCTTTTCATCATAGATTTCTACCTTTGCTGCTTGTGGTGCTATTGTGCTTGAATGTTCAATATGTGCTTTTGACAAATAACCAAAAATGCCCATTGAAGTGATACCCATCAACAATACAACTGCAATCAAAAAATAAAGTTTGAGTGCAGAGAATGTTGTTTTCCAATGATTGTATACCCATGATACAGTTACCAACTTTGCCACTTCAAGCACAGAACCCATGATGATAATAGGCCAGTAAGAACCTGGAAATATCTGAGCAAGGCCAATCACCGAGTAATATGCAGCAATACCCGATAAAGCAATAGCAGTCAAAAATGGCAATATTACGTGTGTCATGGATTATCTTTTGAATGTGGAACATCCCACACTAAAACTATTCGATCATTGCTACCTACATTTTTTGCAGAGTGTTCTTTTTTATTGTCGAACCAAAATAAAGTTCCTGGTTCGACAATAATTTTTTCATCATCTACAACATATTCATAAGTACCTTGTATTGAAAGATGATATCTATCTTTGTTCAAATAATACTTGCCAAAGTCTATGTGTTTACCAGTTATGCCACCTGGTGGTAAAGCAAGAAATCCAGCCCGTCTGAAGTCTTTGAAATGTCTTCTCAGAAAACTAACAGCAGCAGTATGTCTATAATATGCCGATGCTGGCATATATCCCTCTGAATCGAAAACATATTCGTCTTCGTGTGTGATAGTACCGATTACAAGTTGAAGAACTGCCGCTTCACTAATGTATGTGTGTGGATCCAAAACTTTACTCTGTGCTATCTTTTGTTGAATGTTCCAATCGTCTGGATATTGTTGTAGTTGTTTTAGAATCTTCGAAACATTGATACTAGTTTTGATAATTCGTATATTCTTCATGAGAAGAAACTTTCAAGTGTGTACTGCTTTTCTGTTTTCCAACCAATACAGTCAAGAATCAATTTGATTGGCTCAAGAAATGTTTTTTCAAACTGAGTTTCATAATCAATATATTTTTGCAACTCAAACTCTTTTGGCAATCTTGTTGGAAACGAAACGACCATATCTCTAAACGGGTTTGGTGTTTTGAGATAGGTGAATTTCAACTTTTCACCTTCTTGTATCAAAGGATACTTAGTCATCAGATTGTGCTGTTTAAGGAAATGATTATACAGTATTGCACCCTTCACATGTATGGGTGTACCCTTTCTGTATATTGTAACAGAATCCGCATATTCTTTCAAGCCATTACAGCCACGTGGAAAAGAAATATCTTCAACAGGTAACTTACGGAACTCTTCTCTGAAATCGGCAACAAACTTTTGTACCGTTTCTTCGTTAGTGTTCACGATCAAATCAACCAATTGGTACATCTTGGCACGTACAGCGGTAGGTGTAGATGACTTGACCATCTCAAGACCCATGACCTTGATTTTTGGTTTTGCATACTGAACACCTTCGTTGTTGTACACATTTAGAATATAACGTTTCTTTGCGGTCCAGATACCTTTATCTGACAAGCCTTCACGTTTCATCTGCATTTTTTGGTCGAACGCATGAACATATTCAGCAAGTTCTTGATAACTCTTATCAATATATGGTTGAATTTTCTCTTCACAGATTTTGTCCATGAAGGCGATAACTTTCTGAGCCTCTGGTTTTTCTTTATACACAGAGTCAACCAGTGGACCAAGATTAAGATAGATTGAATCTGTATCCGAAGCAATAACATAGTCAGTATTAGATTTTAGAATTTTATTCAAGTATTCGTTGAGTTTGTTTTCAATCCAACGAATTGATAGTTGACCTGCTTGTGTAACAGCAAGTGCTTGGCGCAAATCATAAAACCTAAAATACTGAGAACCCATTGCACCGTAGGCAGAGTTTAGTGAAACTTTCTTTGCAAGTTGTAGATTGTTATATCTTGCAATTAACTTCTCAATCTCTTTTTTCTTGTTTACATCTTTCTCATTTTCATAGTCTTGTTGTTCCTTCAGCATCAACTTCTTAAACTTCTTGCGATCTTCATACATCTCAATCATCATCGCTGGCAAGAAGCCTTGTTTGTCTGTTCGAAAGAACTGGCCGTTTGGTGTAATTGTCACATCCTTCATTACACTTGTATCAAGTTTTTTGTCGAGCAAACTCTCTACGGATGCTTGACCAGCAAGTTGTCTCATTTCATCAGTGTAATCATCTTTCTCTATAATTGTTTCTGGTGAGAGGTTATACTGCATGATCAAATGCGGATACAGACTGTTCAAATCAAATGATGCAACCCAATCGTGTAGACCAATCTGCGGTTCTTTGACATAAGCACCTTCAAATGCTTCGTTCTTCTTTGCGACACGGCGTGGTGGTACAACAATCTTGCGCTCAAGCAAATAGTTATATATCAGTGCATCCCACATTCTTGTTTGAGCAAAGATGTCATCATAATTTGTTTTTGTGTCATAGGCTAGAGTCAATGCCAATTCAATCAACTTCAACTTATCTTCAAGTTTTAACACAAGATGTACGTCTTTGATGTTATACTCAATAAACTTTTGATGGTCAAGTTTATAAAGTTGATGTAAACTGTCATACTCATCATAAGACAATTTACTTTCACCAAGTTCTACACTAGCAACAGTATCAAGACGATAGTTTTCAATGTTTTTACCACCAGGTGCATACCATTGATACAATTCAAGATAGTCAAGAATAGAGATGCCAATTAAATCATAAACAATCTGTTCTTTACCTTTGAACATGGTCTTTCTTTCAGAATACACAGACCATGGCGATAACTTGTTTACTACATCATCCCCAAATAAACGTGTAAACCTATTGACAAGGTAAGGAACATCAAAGAACTTGATATTCCAACCAGTAACAACGTCAGGGCAATTGCTTGACCAGTCAGCAATAAACCGTTCACACAAGTCGATTTCATCTTCGCAGCGAATGTATGTTTCTTCACCTTTTACCTCATAATCACCATAACCATAAACTGTAGTACCGCCATTCAATTGATGAATAGCGATTGCTGTAATAGGCTCGGTAGCCTTGTATGGATCAGGAAATCCGTTTTCAGAACCAACCTCAATGTCTATGAATACGACAGAGAGATGAGAAATATCCCAATCAACAATGCCTCTAAAATTGTCAGCAATGAATGCGTATTCATAGCGTGTATTGCCGTAGATTTTAAAGTTTGCAACATCTTCGTAACGCTTGACAAAATCACGTGCCTCCCGAATAGTATCAAAAGTCATAGGTTCCAATGGCTCATTGAACAATGAACGCCATTGAGATGATTTGTTAGATTGCACAAACAAAGACGGAGAGTATTTGACTTTGCTCTTTACTCTCCGACCGTCGCTGTTTACTCCACGAAAAAGAATGTGATTGCCGTGGACACAAACATTTGTGTAGTATTTACCCATTAAATCACTAAGCCTGGTGGTGCAATTTCAATTTTGCTGAACATACGATTATATTGATTGAGAAGATCGATCACTGGTGTGTTGACAGTTAATACATCTTCAGATTTGAAAGTCACACCTTTGTCAAACTCTTCAGTGAAAGCAAGATAGGGTGCAAAGCCTACGCCACCAGGATCAGTAGCAGAACGTGGTGGTACAGCAATAACTTGCATTGGGTTTTTAAGTGCAAATCCCGTATCCCAATCTTCAACCACTTCACCCATGATAGTTTGATGTGTTTTAAATGTAAAGCATTTTACTGTCATACTGTTACCTCTTTTGTTGGTTCATAAACATCAAGTGTTACCCACTTTTTAGGAAACAACATTTCACGACCGACAAAATCAGCAATGTCATATGTTGGATCATCAACAAGACCGATCAATTCAATCTTGTTATCAAACTCACGCATCACAAGATCATACTTGTATGCTTTGGAGATTTTAGGATTGGCTTCGGCCAATTGTTTTGCTACTTTTGTGATATTGCTCATAATTTACTCCTCATATTGAATAACGTTAATTTCACACTTTTTTAGAAAATTAATACCCGAATCACTTCTGTAGGCGTTTTTGTAGTAAACCTCCTTGATTCCTGACTGATATATCATCTTAGCACATTCCAAGCATGGTGCGTGGGTAATAAACATTGTTGCCCCATCACTTGAGTTTGTTGACCGAGAAACTTTAGCAATAGCATTAGATTCGGCATGTAGAACTTCTGGTTTAGATGTTAACCGTGTCCAACCATGAGCAGTTTCGGTATAACCATTGGCAATCATCCATTCTGGTGTTTCATAACATTCATCTTTGAGGACATATAGAGTTTCTTCGCAGTTGTTATCCCAACCAGATGGCATACCGTTATATCCGATACCAATGATGGTATTGTCTTTGACGATTACACAGCCCACATGTAATCTACGAGCGGTTGAAAGTTCAGCATATACACTTGCCGCTTTCATATGGGCTTTTACGTATTTTTCTTTCATAATAAGTAAGCACTCACTTCATGCGTGGCGCACGACGAAAAAATCGTTTCGACTATTCCAAAATGACAAGTGACGTTCTAGCCACGTTTACGTTGTTGGCGTGTAAGAAGAATGGTAAAAATCTTTCACCTAAAAAACCTGGATATCTCCAAGGCAATGGCTCAGATGTTGTTGAAGTTGTTGGGTATACTCTGCTTGTGTTCTGCCACACATATTCTAAAAGTTCGAATAACTCAGATGCATACTTTCTGAACAGTTGCTTACGCATGACATAACAAGTTTCAAAACTAGCACCGTTGTCATCCCACCAACCCATCTTGTCTCTATAATCGGGTAATAACTTTTCAATACCTTCTAAAAATAGATTCAAATACTCTGGTGGTTGTGACTGTAGATACTGGTTGCGAACAGAGTATGGCAATGGTGTGATGTGATTTGTAATCGCATCGTGTGTTTCAAGTAGTTTGAGTGCGGCCGCCTTCTGTTCATCAGATGACATGTAATTAGCACTTTCTTGTGTGGCAGGCAACGATGATTTCAGAATATTTTTACCCAAGTCACCTTTGAAGTCCAAATAGCGACGATATGTTGTACAGCCAATGAAGTCTGCACGACCATTATGCCACAAGTAATACTCGGATGCTTGTTGTGCTAATGCACGAAGAAACTCATCTTCACTACACATGCTGTAATAGTGACGATAGCCATACACACTTTTATGTTGTGATGTGTTGATCCAATTGCCAGGACCTGGTGGTTGCCACTTGTATGGTGCATGAGAACCAGCATATGCTGCTTTCAACCAAGATGATTCATGATTAAAAGAAAAGTCTTTATGAAAGTGACTTACCATCAACAGATCAGTCACCTTGCACCTCTTCTTTTTTCTTCTTCTTGAATTCGATTCGTGGAGCAATGATTGCTTGAATCATCTCACGCTTGTAGTCAGTCTTGTTTTTACCAGAAAGACCTGAAAGTAAAACCTTCAGTTCTTTGCCCATTTTAAAATTTGAATTTGATTTCATTACCATGTCCAAGCAACATATGAGTATCGTGTGCCTTTCGTCACCAGATCAACTCTGTGTGGATAAAGGAAGTTTGATGGGAAAATCATAATCTCACCCGCTTTCAAAGTTATAGGAGTGTCTTGCCAAAATACCAAATCACCACCATCATAGCCGCCATTCAAACCACCAAGAATAGTGAGTGTTGGTATACCCTTGCGTTCACCATCAAACATTGAATGAATGTGATCGCAGTGAAGTTTCATTTGTGTATCTTCACGATAACGATTGAAACGAACTTCAGTAAAGCCTTGCCAAGCATCATACCAATCACAACCCCATTCTTTAAGTTCCAAATGATATCTCTGCAAACCATCCCATATTCTTTGCATGATATATCCTTTGTGTTTCACATTTGACCATGTGACCGAAAGTTCTTTATCATATGAGTAGTGAGATTCTTCCATATAATTATAAAACTGGTGCGTCTGAAACTGTCCTTCAACTAGTTCAAGTTCGTCAACAGTTTCCTGACACACTTCTGGTGTGAGCCAATCGGAATAGATTTTGAGATATGATCGTAGGTCTTTGTCCATCATGTATCCTTCAAAGTGGGGCTTGCGCCCCACTGTTTAAGCAGCCTTCTTTTCTTCTTGTAGAAGTTTAGGCTCAAAAAATTTCAGTTCATTACCAATTTCAATGCGTTTTGGTTTTTGATGTTCTGGAATAACATTAATCAGACCAACACGCAGAATACCATCTTTGAGTTCTGAACTATGTACTTCGATAGTGTCAGCAATGGTAATTGTTTTTGTGAAGTTACGTGCAGCAATACCTCTGTGTAGATATTCTGCTTGTCCCATTTCATCATCCTCTTTGTTGCCTTTGATCACCAAAGTATTTTTTTCTCTGGTGATTTCAATATCATCTTTACTGAAGCCTGCAACTGCAAGTTCAATAATGTAACGATTGTCATCTACTCTGATAATATTGTGATACGGAAAAGT